TGAGATGATTCACTTCATGCAATACAGCCGTCGCTACGACGAGTCTAGTAATTATATCCTCCCGCATAAGAAAGTTGGGCATTCTCTAAAGGATGCTGAGCGTTCATACCTATCTGAGTTTGATGAAATCCAAGCGTATGCGCATTGCGTTTATTTGGACATCAAAACAAATCACCCATCTAAAGAAGTAAGCACTTTCCTCTCTATGCCGAGACTGAAAGAACGCTGCCCTTCAACCACGTTGAAGTACATCCTAAAGACATTCAACTACGATTGTCAAAACAACTACGCCATCCATAAGCTATTCCAGCAGGTTCTAAAGTGGGATCGTAAGTATAAACTAAATAGTCTATAAACGACTAGGGAATATGCATGGCTGCGTTAACGATTAAAGACTTCAAAGGTAAGCACGGCGAAACACGTATCGTTGCTTTACTGGAAAAACTTATTGAAGGTCAACGCTCACCGTTCACTACGGTTGACGGTAAACAACAACCGTTCAATAAGATTACATATCCCGACCCACGTACTGGTCGTTTGGTTACTAAGAACGCATTAGATATTTCCGAGTCTGCGGATATCGCCAACATCATTAGAACTGGTGCTGTTTCATTCAAGCAAATTCAACTATCATATGAACGTAACAACAAGGTGACCAACCTTGTACCGCTCAGTGATATTATGAAGACCGAAGACTTCGGTGGTAAAGCCAACAAGGGTGACATGGCTGAGGTTATCTTCTCTGCCGCCATTGCTTGTAGATTCCTAAACAAGAACCAATCTATAACTGATGGTGATGTTATGGATATGATCAAACGACTAAACGATTCAGACACCCGTCAAGTTCTTGGACCAATGAAGTCTCCAAACAGAGAGCCAAAGGTTATTGACGACTTGTACTGGGAAATCAACTCGGCGCTTATCAACATCAAAGCCTTAAAGAACCCACGTCACGTTCGTAACTTAAAGAGTATTATTTCATCAAGCGTTAAGTATGCCAACTCCGCAGTGGTCGCTGCTAACGCCAAGAAGTATTATGAAAACAGTTTGTATAATAAGATCGCTATTAAGGCGATCGGTACAGTTGCTCAGAACGATACCAAGGTTGACGTGTATGTTGAGATTGATGATGTTAAGGTTGACATCAACGTTTCTCTAAAAGCAGCTGGCACTAAACAGTTCGGTCAAGTTGGTGGTGGAACTATTGATAAACAGAAAGACTTATGGTCTACGCTCCTTGACTTAAAAGTATCACCTTCCCTAGAAAAGAAATACTTTGATATTCTAAAGGCTAATGGTATAATTGAGGCTAACTCTGCTGTGTATAGTGGTATGGCTGATATGTTCAATACTGTCGTGGCAACTAACCCAGATAAGATTATCGACAGCCTTGCTGATGGTATTGCTTTCTTCGGTACAAGAAAAGACCCTGCTGTTGACATGGTTCAATTGACATCTAGAGAAGCTATGATTTATAAGTTTGACAACCTACAAACTGCTCTAAAACTAAAGAACGTTAAACTTATAGCTAAGTTTATCGACAACAAAACTAAGCCAGAAGTCCGTATTCAGGATTCCAAGTCTGGCTCTATTCTAGTCACAGTTCGAATGAGAACTGATAGAGAATATATCAGAAACGTGATTGAAAAAGGTAAGCTGATGACTGAGTTGACCGCAATCGTCGCAGCCTAAATATAAAGATATATTGATGGAACCAAAAGGATTATTAATGCTAAATTTTAAAAGTTTCTTAAAGGAATCTACTCTACTAAGTGAAGAGTTGATCCTAGAAGCCAATCATACTAAAGACGTTGAAAACGATGACAAGGGTAAGATGCACGAGTTGCTTCTTGCTAAGTTCTTACATCCAAGTAAAGAAGGTCAATTACCAGAACATCACCGTTCTGAATCTGAGAACGAAGACCATGCTGGTACACCAACACAAGTACATGAACGTCTAAAAAAGAAGATGGGCGATGCTGCATATAAACAGATTGAAGACCACGCTAGACAAACTGCTACCAAAATTAAGAAACATTTAGAAGAAGCGGGACATACTGGAAATGGTAATCACGTTGGTCGTGTATTCTGGACGTCAAACGCTGATAAACCTAATAAGCCAGGAGACCACGAGAAGACAACTAACGTAAAAGATGTAAACTCAAACGCTGACGTTATTGTTCGTATTCACGATAAAGATGGTAAAACTGTTGGTCACGTGGGTGTTTCTGCTAAGTATGGTTCACATAAACCAAACTATCGTAATCCTGGTCTTGATTCTATGGAGAAGACTGCAGGTTTATCTAAGGGTTCTTTGAAGAAGTTATCCGACAACCACCACGCTCATATGGAAGAGCTTGGTTACCATGGACCAGCGACGCAGCGCCATATTCAATACAAGATTGACAAGATGGGTATTGACAAGGCTCGAGCTGAGCATTCTAAGTTTGAAGGGTTGTTAGCAAAAGGTAAGACGCTAAGTTCAAAGAACAAGGTGACGCATGAACACCTCACAAAATACATTGGTGCACATGATTCAATGAAACCATCTGAGCAAGTTGCGTTTGAACAGAAAGCACAAACAAGAGCAGCAAGTGCAGAGGTATCAGCACTACACGCCAAGCGAGCAATGGCCAAACACTTCTCTGAGAGTATGGCTAAGAAGTCTGACAGCGACCTTCGTGATATCGTTCGCCAACACGTATCTGCTCCAACTCATATCCCGCATATCGTTGCTCACTCTCAGGTTAAAGACAGCGGCGATGCTGAATCTCACGTTGTTCCTTCACACAGTATTGCTGACGACCACTTAGCTAACTTTGATAACTTACATGTTGTGCATAACGGTGGTATCTCCACTGTAATCAAGGGCGTTCATAAGAAGACTGGTAAAGTTATGAACGTGGGATCTTTCACTATGAAGGGTTCTTCTGGTCCACACAAAGGTGTCGCTGGCACATTCTCACTGAGCTAATATGATCAACTTTCTAAATTTCTTATTAGAAGCCGAAGAGGAAGGTGCTAAACTAAAGCACATTCACCACGCTGAAGACCGTCCACTGCTACATGGCGAAGACGGTTTTGAACACGCTTATGGTGCTCTTCAAGCTGCCCATCACCACACCGTCCAAGGTCTTCAGTCTCACAAGATGACAATGAAGTATGATGGTTCTCCATCAGTTGTGTTTGGTCACCACCCAGAGAACGGTAAGTTCTTTGTGGCATCTAAGTCAGCGTTCAATAAGAACCCAAAGATTAACTACACTCCAGAAGATGTAGATAAGAACCATGGTCATGCTCCAGGACTAGCTGATAAGCTGAAGGGTGCTTTGAAACACTTCCCTAAAGTTTCTCCAAATTCTGGCGTATACCAAGGCGACTTGATGTATACTCATGATGACCTTAAGAAGCACAAAGACGGTAAGGTTTCGTTCACACCTAACACTATCACTTATACAGCCAAAGGTGACAAGGCTGACGCTATTAAGAAATCCAAGATTGGCGTGGTAGTACATACCAAATATGAAGGTGATAAGTTGAGCAGCATGTCTGCTCATCACAACGTTTCAGCCAGTGACTTTGGTCAACACGATGATGTGTTCCACCACACTGCTGATTACGATGCTTCAGGTGCTCACTACTCTAAAGAATCTCAGGCTTCTTTCAATAAGCATATGTCTGCTGCCCGTGCTATACACGCTGAGCATAAAGGTAAGATGTACAAGGCTACATCTATGCACCATGGTGACGGTGGTCACTTAGCCACGTACATCAACCAAACAGTTCGCGAAGGTACTACTCCTGATGCCGAAGGTTTGAAGACTCATATCGCTGGTAAGTACGAGAAGATTGTTTCCAAGCTAAAGACTGAGAAAGCTCAGAACTCTAAGTTGGATGAACTAAAAGGTCACCTTGATCATATCAAGAAGAACCAAGGTCACTACGATAACCTATTGCAGATGCATGGTCACCTTCAATCTGCCAAGAACGAATTGGTTAAGTCTCTAGAATCTAACGAAGGTTCTTATGAGCACGCCATCAATGGTGAAGCGTCTAAACCAGAAGGCTTCGTTTATAACCATACTCATAACGGTACAACTGAGCCAACTAAGCTAGTGAACCGTGCTGAGTTTGCTCGTCAGAACTTACTGAAGGCACGTGGTGGTCCAGGCAAGAATGAAGAGCCTAAAGAAAAACACCACACTATCGCCTTTGGTCGTATGAATCCACCAACTGCTGGTCACGAGAAGCTAGTTAATCATATGCACGAAACTGCCAAGAAATTTGGCGGTGACCACACTCTAGTTCTATCTGGTTCTCATGATACAACTCCTGCAGAAAAGAAGAAGGGTAAGAACCCTCTGTCTCCAGAGCAGAAATTGAAACACGCTAAGAACGCATTCCCAGGCACTAACGTTGAGGTCGCTGATAAGTCTGCACCAACGATTCTACACCAAGCAGCTAGATTACATAAGCAAGGTGTTACTCATCTCCACTTCGCTGGTGGTGAAGACCGTAAGCCTATGGTTGAATTGCTTAAGAAGTATAATGGCGTCAAAGGTACGCATGGCGAATACAACTTCAAGCATATTTCATTCGAGAATGCTGGTCACCGTGACGAGAACGCTTCTGGCGTTGAAGGTATCTCTGGTACTAAGCTAAGAGGTTTGGCTTCTGAAGGTAAGAAAGACGAGTTCCATTCTCACCTATCTTCTAAGATGAAACCAGAGCACAAAGATGCTTTATATCACGACCTTAGAACCGCAATGAACGCTAAATAATACTGTTACTATTATACTGATGGATTTTAATGAAGA